ATGTCTTGACCGAATCGTTTCTTGGAATGATTCGTCAAGGTTGAAATGCACGAAAAAATCGAGCACTTGTAGATACTGGTTAACGAGCTTATTTATCACAGGCAAATATTGCTTAATAATTTTTGTCTTGATGCCAGTGTCTTTCAACATTTCGTGGATAACATTATTATAACTAAACTGGTCTGACAGTTTTAGTTTATGTTCCATCATATTATTCTTGTCTGTATTATACACAGACAAATCTTCTCTGGCTTTATCTAGATCTACAGAGACTTCTTTATCCAAAAACTTTTGGAATTCTGCGATATCTCGTTGGAGTTTCGAAATCTCTTGCGAGTTGGCAGTGAGTTGATGTACCCGATCTCGAAGCGTTGAAAGTATGCGAGTCTGCTCATCAATCTCCGATTCCACGCTCTGGCCTTCAACTCCGATTTGCTTGAGCGCTGCCTTCCCCCTATCCTGAGATTCTTTGGTTGTGCGTAAAATCTCATGTTTATGGCCGTCTGAAATGGCTTGGTCGCATACGGGACACGCCTCATTCTCTTCGAAAAAGGTGATCCGCTTACCGATGTCGCCGAGACGCGTTTGCCTATCTTGACTTCGGAGGAGTAGGTCCTGCTTCCTATCCTGTAGCAATCGCAACCTTTGTTCGGTTTCTGATACAGATTCATCGAGTCCGACGCTAAGCTCACTATTCTTAGCCTGTAGTTCATCGATGAGATCCTGCGATGCTTGTATCTTAAGTTCATATTGGTTCCTACTTTCATTTGTAAGAGCTGTAATATCTGTAATGTATTTTGTTTGTGTTTCGATTTTGTTTTTTATAATATCAATTTGGTAGTTAACGTCTTTTATATTTTCTTTGAGTTGTGCGTTTCTTTCTCGTAAAATAATATTCATCTTAGAGAAAACATTAATGTCCAGAAGATCCTCAATCACTTCTCTCCTGATACCAGCTGGTAGTTGCATGAATGGGATAAATGAGGAGCTACCCAATACTACAACCTGATGAAAGCTTTTGTGGTTCAGTTTTAAGATATTCTGTTCAAGGATCTTCTGGTACTCTTTTGCATGTGATGACTGGTTTATCATCACATCATTCTTCCAAATCTCAAATACGTTTGGCTTTATGCCTCTACATATCTTAAACTTGTTTCCACCAACATTAAACTCAACTTCAACTAAACAACCTTTATTGTTAATTGAGTTAATAAGTTGGTCTTTCTTAATATTGCGGTGTGCTTTACCAAATAGACTAAATGATAACGCGTCAAGCATTGTAGATTTGCCAGCGCCATTGTGACCAACTACAAGCGTTGTTTTATCGTTATCCAAATCTATTTCAGTAAATGTATTTCCGGATGATAGAAAGTTTTTATAACGTATAGTCTTAAAATTAATCATGCAATCTCTAAAGCCTGTGCTTCTGTCATAAGTTCACGCATCTGGATCTTGATTCGATCTTTATCTAAGTCAGTATCCACAGCATCTATATATGTATCAACAATTTCTTGTGTATCATCAAAGTTTATGTTATCATCTATTCCAACATTTTCGCCAACAAACTCGTTGAAGTTCTCAGCAATCTTGAGTTCATGTATATCCTGATTCTGTATACGATCTATAAACCTATCGAATATAAAAGAATCTGTCTTGTTCACTACTACGACCTTGACAAACTTACCATCAAGGTTTGTTACGTTATAGTTATTATAATCCATTTCGTTGTCATTGTAAAGGATTTTATGAAATAAAGTGTAAGGATTAAGCACTTTTTCTATTTCACGGCTTTCAGTATCGATAACATGAAAATATTTTGGATCGTGAGCATCCGACCAGAAGAATTCCATTTGGCTGCCAAGATACCAGATATTATCTCTACGAGAAGCAACATGGTAGTGGCCTGTCAAAACCATTTCAAAACGAGAAAAAGTCTTGTGATCCATGCCATGTGTATTCTTAATGCCTCTCATTACTTCAAACCCATTAAGTTCCAAGTGACTACCGAGCCAGTCTGCTTCACAGGTAGAAATAAACTTCATAGACTCTTCGTAGTTCTCGTTATTAATCCAAGGCAGCATTGCTATCTTTAACGAGCCGTATTCCAATACGGTAGGTTCCATGACAATGTGTATCTCATTCATATAATGACCAAGACATTCTTTTAAAGAATTCAAATCATTTGTATTCTTGAAATACGTATCATGATTCCCAGGTATAATATCCATCTTCATACCATACTTGCGTAGAGGATCTAGAAAATGTTTACGATTATGATTTAGCGCTTTGAAGTTTACAAATTTCCTGTGGTCATAATAGTCGCCCAGGTGTATGATTTGTTCGATTCCGTTTTCTCGACAGTAAGGAAAAAAGATTTCTGAGTAAAAATCTGCTGCATTTTTGAGAAATATTTCGGAAGAGTTACGTATACCGCAATGTGTGTCATTTAATACTGCTACTTTCAAACTAAGAACTCCGATAAATTCGAATCAGCTAGGCCGGCTTTTCTTTTCTTTTTTTCTTGCATAACTAAATCTTTAACTTCTGCATCATGGTGTCTTACCTTTTCGATACGTGATCTGAGTGTATCTACAAAGGCATCCATAACCTGTGCTGACATTTCATCACCATGCTCGTTTGAAATAAAGTTTTCTATTCCAGACTTGGTGAGATATTTTAGTTTAATGTCTTGCTGTTTCTTTTCTTTCGCAATCCTTCGAAGGAAAGCGTACCAAACTATCTGTGTAAAATACGCAAATGCATTTGGCTTACCTGTTCTTGTAGCTGCTTCAATATTGTAATTTTCAACTGCCTTCAAACAATTCTCGACTCCGTCCATCACCATTTCTTCGCGATATGTGTAGCGAATAAAATTAGCTTTGTGAGACAAACCTTCAGCGATTCGTAAGAAGCACTGAGCAATATAATCTGGTACGACCGGTAAGACGTTCATGTTTTCTTTGGCTTCTCTTACAGTCATAACATAATCCACGACTGCTTGAGAAAACTCTGCATTATTTACATAGTGAATGCTAGCCCGTTTTTGTCTGGCCATTTTACATCCTTTCATTTTATAGTAGTATTATATCATATTTTCACTAGAATGTACATATCTAATATTTGCATTGAAATTAAAATTTAATGGTGTACAACATACACTTTTTATGGTATAATATATTATCTATTAAGGGGGGCGGATATCTAGTGCATGGTGCCTTTATCGTTTTTAGGTCTAAACTGTATAATTTTAGGATCACTTGAATCTACGACGTCGTCATTAGCAGCCCCAAACTTTTTCTCTAAAAACTCATCCATTTCTTGTTCTGTCATGTCTTTAATTATATCAGCAATCTCATTCATATCCATGCCAGCTCGTTTCAACTTATTATATTTGTCTACCTCATCCAAGGATTTAACATAATGCATCATAACTGTTTTAGAAGGAGTAGCCTCACCAACAACATGTACAGAATTTAATGAACTTAATTCGTCAACATCATCTTGAAACGAAAGCCAAGGTTTAAATGTGTAGTACCTGACGTTTTGTTCGAAGTCATCTACTACAATAATTTTCATGACTTTACGCACAATTATATCCGGCGTATCGTCGTCACCGTGATCAACAACTTCGGCAATGATTTCATCGCGATTGGTTAGCTTGAATTGTCTAAATTCTCCGGCCATCACTTAATCTCCACCTTAATTGTTTGATACTGAAACTCTTCTTTTTGGTACATCTTCAACCTTTCAAAGGAATGTAATAATGAAAAATTCTTTTTAGTCTTCCAGCTTAAATCGTCTGATATATCGTAGAGCTCCGTAACTCTACCGTCGTCACTTTTTCTTAAACCTCTACCTATACTCTGCAACACTCTTATCTGCGATTTACTTGGTGATGCAAATATTATATTGTGTAGGTTCCTAATATTTATCCCTGTTGAAAAGGTACCGAGTGAAGCAACTGTAATAGAATCTTTTTGTTTTTCCACTATGCCACGTATTGCTTCTCTATCTGTGGTATCTGTTTCTCCTGCAACAAAGAATACTTTCCTTCCTTCTTCTACCTTTCTATCTATTAAATCAAAAAGGACCTTACCGTGCTGTTCTACTCTTTGAAACAATACCAGTGTATTACCATTAAGGCTCGTGGCTAGGTTTCGTATGAATCGATTCCTGGCTTCATGGCGGACAATGTACTCGATCTCGTCCTGATATGTTCGTTTACCAAACTCCTTACGTACTTCTTCTGCATAATCAAGTACGACTCTTTTAATTTTGAGCTTGGCGAGAGTATCGTTATCCTGTAAGGACTTGGTTGAGGTAACGCGGTATATTGCTCCGAAGAGACCTTGAAGTGCCAACTCATGTGTTTGACTTCCATCGAGTGTTCCTGTGGTTCCATATCTATACTCCGCTTCTGTTGCTTTGTTCATAATAGACATTAAAGACTTTGACTTAAATCCATGGCACTCATCACCGAATATTACACCAAACTTTGCAAACCATTGCCTAGGCAGTTTATATATCGATTGCCACGTGCTAATTATAATTCTTTTATTCGTTACTTTATCCTTACCAGAATATATCCTATGGACCATGTTATCCGAGTCCATACCGT